GAGGGAATTCGTACTGTGTACCCTGGAGTTCTCACGGGAGAGTACACCCCTGAAGAGGTGATGGACTTCACGCCCGCGCAAACCATGCCAAAAATCGAAGTTATCGAGCATGAAGAGCCAAAAGACGGACTTGCGCTCTATGTTCCTGACGCGGATGGTTCTTGCAAGCTCTACAAAATGTGCGCTGGCGAAGAAGAGTGGATTGAGACCTATGTTGGCTTGATCGCGAAGGTTCACGGCGCGAAGAAAATTTCTGAACAGGAAAAGGGCGAGAAATTGCACTACCTGAGAGACATGAACGAAGAACTCGTGAAAAAGCTGATCGAGCACGAAACCAGCGAGGATGAAAATGTCGAACTATAAGCAGAAAGACGGAACTGGCGTTCTGTTTTGCAACGATGACAAGAAGCATGAGAAAGCGCCTGATTATAAGGGCAAAATCATCGCTGACCGTGATTATACGAAAGGTTCAGAGATCAAGCTTTCTGGCTGGAAAAAGAAGACGCCGCGAAACCATCTTATCTCGCTCGCTGTTGATAATTATTCAGCGAACACTGATAAGCAATGGCCGAAAGCCGTCAATGACGACGAAACTATCCCGTTCTAATGAGCACCATTGTTTTCGTCATTCCAGGAATTGCACGGGGGAAGCAACGCCCCCGCGCAACACGCACTGGACGCGTTTACACGCCTAAACAGACGGTCAACCAAGAGGCGTATATCAAGATGCTGGCGGCAACCGCCATGCGTGGCCTTGCACCACTTGTAGGCCCATTAGAAGCCACTTTTAGCATAAGCGTGGCAATACCCAAATCTTTTACCCGACAACAACGAAAACAAATCGAAGAAGGGTTTCTATATCCGACATCGAAGCCTGACATCGACAACGTGGTGAAGTTGTTGTGCGATGCGATGAATGGCGTGGTGTATGGGGATGACAAGCAGATTGTCGATTTGTACGTCAGTAAAATGTATGCAGAAGCAGGTTCAACAACCGTGATGGTTTCTATGATGGGGAAAAACTATGGATACGATAGAGCAATTGATGATCGAGCTGGGCTCAGAGAAGGCGAAGGCTAAGAGCTGGGGCGTTCATTACGATGAGCTGCATGGCAAGTATGAGAAGCTGTGCGACGCCCTCTACAAGATCGTTGGGCTTGATGAATATGAGCGCGAGACATGCGTATGGATCGCGAAGGACGCACTGAAAGATGCAGGGGAGTGGCCGCGATGACCGATGATCTTGTGGCGCAGTTACGAAGCGTCCAGCGGAATCCTGTTGGCGGGTTATGTGTCAGAGCAGCCGACCGCATCGAGAAGCTGGTGGCGGCGCTGCGGGAGATAGCCGAAGACGCAGAAGATGAATTTGCGTCTGCAAAGGATATGGGGTGGATCGCCCGCAAAGCACTGGAGGGGAAGGATGAGTGATAGTTTGTGGCCTGTAGTGATCGTAATCGTCCTGGGTATCTTAATCATCATATGGAGCTTCTAATGAACCACACTGAAGTGCTTGCCAACGCCGTCGCCGTCCTCAGAGAACGCGATGTTAAGTACGGTCCGGTGCAGGAGATGTTTGATCGCACCGCAAAGCTGGCGTCGATTATTCTGGACCGCGAGATAACGCCTTACGAGATCAGTATCATTCTGCGCTGCATGAAAGACGCCAGAAAGAAGCATGATCGTTTTAACATTGACCACTATGCAGACGCCATCAATTACGAAGCATTTGCATATCAGTTTGCCACCGCCGACATAGACAAGGCTGCGGACGACGCTGTGACATCTGCGTTGGCGAAGAAGTTCGCACCCGAAATGCCCAACACCGGAGAGTACAATGTCTGAACAGATCAAGGTATTTATCGCCACTCCCATGTACGGCGGCATGTGCACGGGTTTTTACGCGCAGAGCCTTTTGCTGATGCAGAACGTTTTTGCGCAGAACAACGTTCATTCGGCCATTTCGTTTGTGTTCAACGAAAGCCTGATCCAGCGCGCTCGCAACAGTCTGGCTCACGCTTTCCTGAAGACGGACTGCACTCACTTGCTCTTCATCGACTCTGATCTGCGGTTCGATGGCGCTGGCGTTTACAAGATGATCGAGTCCGATAAGGACGTGATTTGCGGCATCTATCCCAAGAAGGAAATCAATTGGCATACAGTGAAAAAAGCTATCGACAATGGAGTTCCTGAAGATCAGCTCAAACACCACACGGGTTCATGGGTTATCAATCTCGTAAACTACGTTGGCAACCAGAGCGTCCGCACGGATGAGCCCTTCGAGATATGGGCAGGCGGCACTGGTATGATGCTGATCAAGCGCGATGTCTTTGAGAAGCTGAAGGAAGTCACACAGACCTATTGCAATGACATGGTAGACCTGTCTGGTTCTCTTCAGGACAGAGAGCGCATCTACAATTTCTTCTCTCTCAGCATCGAACCCATCACCGAGCGTCTTCTGTCAGAAGATTACCATTTCTGCCGGGAGTGGAGAGAAATCGGCGGCAAGGTATGGGCCGCGCCTTGGCTCACGCCGGGGCATATTGGCACCTACATCTTCGAAGGGCACTTGCCTCAGGACGAAGATCAGCCGCAGTAACCTTCGCGGCGGGCGTTGTTGATTTTCACCTCAATAATGGTCTGGGTGGTGTCTTTGGACGACCAAGAGACATCCTTCCAGACCTGACAGACGGACACATTAGTCTCGCTTGTGCCCGTCAGAGTCGCGCACCCGGTCAGGGTTGACGTTAACAGCATCGCCAGCAGTAACCGCATTTCCAATCCTCTTCAGTGCATCTTCTTGAGCTTTCGCCTCGATTTCAGCCACCGCCTGTTCCCTGATCAGGTGAATGCCATAACCAGTTAGGCAAATGGCTAACATTGCGAGGGCGGCGTAGCGTCCAAGAGGGGTGAACATGAAACTACACACCGTGTTCATCCATGTGCTTCTTGCGGAAGTACCAAATGGCAGCCGCAAATCCAACGACGGCGGACATGATAAGGAAATTGGGGTTGCTGAGTAGACCAATAAATTGATCCGCCGTGTCAGATGCGTCTTTCGCCTGCGCAGCGACCTCTTTTGCAATTCCCAAACCTCCAAGGCTTGCCGTGACCAGCGCCGCATTACCTTGCTTGCTGTCCGCCATCGTTCGTACAGGAACAGGATCGGGATCGGAGCGTTGTTCATGTTCATCTTCCGTTGGTATCTCCACGGCTTTAGACGTAGATGTGGGCTCCCCAGATGACCACCAGGCGCTTTCTGCCTGACGGCGGCGCACGAGGCCGGGGAGAACTTTTCCCCCGCCCTTGGTCCATTTCATCAGCTCTGCGGGCACTTCATCGAACTTCGCCGCGTTGACCTTCTTGAGGAGCGTCGAAGATTGAAGATTGCCGATACCAGCGTTGTAGGCAAAATCCACGAGAACGTCGAATTGGCGCTGGTTCAATGGTTGGTGGACCATGTTGTGAACGGCAGTCTCGTACTTCACGAGATCACGGGACAGGATGTCTTCAGCCTGTTGCTGGGTGATCTTCATGCCATCCGTAACCATTGGGGCTCCGGCAGCGCTCGTATGGCCGTACCCAATTGTGCAGACGTTGGCCGGACAACGGTAGGCCGTCAGCTTGCAGCCTTCGAACTTTTTAAGAAGGGCATTCATACCCTCTTGGCTCATTTGCATGGCGAAACTCCTATCGGTGAACGAGGCCAATAATGACAAGGACAATGCAAATAATAAAGACAACGAACGCAAGGAATGCTGCTCCCCAAACCATGACGCCGTGCATCATTTCATCTTGATCTTTTGCGGCTTGAAGAGCGTCCGCTCGCTGCTGCTTTTTGATCTGCGTGGTGTGAGATAGCACCTGGTCCCAGGCGGCGATGCCAAATTCGCCAATGAAATGGTTTTTCAGGTCTTCCATCATCTGATCAGCTTCCGCCTTGGCGGCGTAGGCTTCCATGGCAATCTGTTGAGCGGTCTTGCCGCTCATCAAACTGCCTTTGGGATCGGCTGCGGTGCGCGTGATGGCCGCTACGCTGTCGAACAGCGAGCCCATATCAGACGCCATGCTTTGCAGCTCTTTGCCCACGGCAATGCCAGCCTTGATGGCTTCGTAGCTGGCCTTAGCTGCGGCTAGAAGTGTAAGCGGGTCCATTTACCGACATCCCCAACGCCTTCTAGCGGCTTTACCGCGCTCACCCTTCCACTTTTTTGACCGGGCGCAGAAGCTTTTGTGACGACCGCTTTTGGGGTCTTTGGTGGGGGCCTTCAGCTTCGATCCGGTGGCCTTGTTGTACTTGCGACGACCCTTTTCGGTGAGGCCGCCTCCAGCCTTCACCGATTGTTTCTCACCGCGACCAACGCTGAGAGACGGACCGGACATTACAGGCCCTCACCAAGAGTGAAGTAGCACTCAGACGCTGCTTCACCAATGAAGGCGATGTAGATTGGATTAGAAGCCGAGGCCCCGCCGGGTATCTGGTAAACCTTGGTTGTACCAGGTACGGAAACCAAGCAGTAGCTGGGGGTTCCAGCGACGGGCAAGGTCACGGTGACAGACGAATTGCTGCTAACCAAGAAGTACACCGGCTGACCGCCAGAACCCGTAGGCTGATGGTTCGCCACCAAAAGCTTGGTGCAGGGGCCATCGGGCGTGACCGTGATCGTCTGGGTGCTGGTGGTGGCGTTGGCCTTGTAGGTCTTGCCCATCGCCTGAAAAGCAGAGTTGATGGACATTAGACGCCACCCTTCTC